CTAATGGCACTAATGGCACTAATGGCACTAATGGCACTAATGGAGCACAAGGCCCAACGGGTATAAGTTGGGACACATATCCTATAACAAAAACAATAGATTTGAATAATCAAAGTATTACAAATATTAATACATTAAATTTTTATGGAGATACAGGAGTATTAGGACTAAGTAATAATTATTTATTACATAACAATAATATTGTTTCTGAGTTACAGGCTCAGATTGCAAGTGGTATAACAGGATGGAATACTTTAGTAAGTATACCATATACAAATAATTATACCATTCCAGCTGCTAATGTTTTAACTCCAGTAACTAATCCTTATATAACTACTACAAATATTACTTATGATAATTATATTTCTGCATCATCAACAGGAACCTTTACCTTTAATTATAACACATATTCCAATAAATATATATCATATTCACCCTCAAGTTATACAACAAATACATATAGTATAACTATATCAGGAATTAATTCAAGTATAACATATATAGAGAATAATGTTTATAATATATATAATATAGTGTGTGGATCACATCAATTTGATGGTATTACTGGCCGACAGGCAGTAGGTGCTGTTGTTAAGCTGTCCTTTTTAATAATTTATCCAAATGTGCATATATACTTTGTTGATGTTAATGTAAGATTTGAGTATCTTACTACAATTACGCCTATTGTTCCAGGACAAATACAATTTAATTTACCAAATAGTAATATTAATGAATACTTTTATTATTCTTTAAATATGCCGTCTGATATTTATGATAAATATATAGCTGACGAAAAAGCAACCGCGGCACAATTACAAACTATTTCACGAGATTATATACCACAACCAACAGATATTTTATTTGGAACTGTTGTGAAAAATATGAGCACAAATTTTTATCAAATAAATGTATCTATTGCAGGAATAAATAATATTTATTATAATACTAATTCTAATAATCTTATAAAATTAGTTATAACAGATTCTAATGGTATAACATGTTATACAGAGACAAAAACTATTGGCACAAGCGGTTCGCAAAATTTAACATTTATGTTTAAGGTTGCCATTAGTTCTATAAATGCAGGAAATTTCACATTTTCTTTTTATTATACTAACCCGCAATGTTTTTTTCTTATTAATAGCATTCCGAGTATAAATATTAGTATATCTAATTATGAAACAGCAATTACTGATTATAATATAATTAAATTTGTTCCTAATAATTCATATAATATTGAAGTTATTACATTAGGCTCCACCCCAAAAGCATTTTTGCGATTGTCGTATTTACAATATTATACATTTGAAATTAACATTCCAACTATTACTGTATCTTTTAATTGGACCGGCGGTATCATACCAGCCTACACTCCCACCATAACAGTTAATATATATTTATCTGATTCTTTAAGCGGGACTAATATAAAATCTAATGTAATAACACTTGTAGGCCAAGCACCTTACAACTTTGCGGTTTTTCAAATTATTGGAACAAATAATATACTAAATAGTTTAGATTCATCAACAAGTTTAAAATATTTATATTATAAGGTAACAGTAATTGATGGGACTAATGGCACCATATATCCTAATACGACGTATACGTATTCTTTATCAACATCTATTTCCCAAATGACAGTTAATATGAATTCTATTCAAAAAATGTATACCATCCTACCATAAAGTAATAACATTCGCGCCACATAATGGACATCCGCGCCTATCGTATTCAATAATTGATTGTTTAATGCAATTTTCATGAAATAAATGCCCGCATTTAAGTTTGCAACATTTATGAAATTCTGAACTTAATAACTCTCCGCAAAAACAAAACGCATTTAATTCTAACAGGTTTATATCAAAACTAATATTTTTATAGAAAACTTCTTCTGATATTTTTATTGCAAAAATATCGTCATTATTATGCGAAAAAGCATCATCGTCCAAAGAATAATGCAAATATTTTGCATTCATTTTAACAGAATTGCCGAGAATTATATATGTATCAACTATTGGATAATGAAGATTAATTAAATTGGTAAAAGGCAACTGTTTAGATCCGACAATTTTTCCTGAATAAATAATATATGCGATATTTGTTTCTTTTATGTTTAAAATCCTTGCTATTATTTGATATAAAGTTCCGTATTCAATACTTTCTGATATTTTTAGTGTAAATGTGTTGTTGTTTCCATAAAAACAATTTAATAATACCATTATACAAGTTATTGTAATGATATTATTAAATTAATGCAAACATGTTTTATGTTAATGCAAACATTTATTATGTTAATGCAAACATGTTTTATGTTAATGCAAACATTTTTTATATTGCAATTGTCTTCGGACATAATCTCGAGTAGCATCGCCACCACGAACCCATGTATCAGGGACGGCTACATGAGACAATTCTTGTGGATCCATTGGCAAATATTGAAACCTATCAATGCTAATTCCAGGCATATTGTTCGATTTGCTAACTCGTGCTTCGCTTTTCATGAACAACGCCGATTCAATATCTTTGTCATCAAGGGATGGTTGGCCAGCACCCATGAAATTGCCAAGGTATGGGCGGGTGTATAACTGATTGTTAAAGCGATACTGTGTCAAAGGCGCCTGTTGTAATTTTGTTTCTTGCATAACTACGGAATAATTGCGGTATGGCTTGTTGTAATGACCGGGTTCTGTTATTCGAAATGCATAACCATCTTGTGTTTCATTTGGAAGAAAGCCGGGGGTTTCTATTTCATGAACTCCGGGCCCGGTGCTTTGGCGGGTTCTAATGTTTAAATAGCAAGCATCTTCTGATAGTCTTGTGTTGCCGTCTAATTTCATTATTATAATAATATTAATTATAATATTATAATTATATTATAATAATTATATGGAATTATTAGTATTAGCAGGCCTTATTAGTGGGGGCTATTTTATAAATAGAAATAAAGAAGAAAGCAGTATAATTAATATATCCGATGAAGAAGAACCAGAAAACAATAAGGTAGGAAATCATGTAGGAAATGACATATATGACTCAAATGATTTTTTGCTCAATAAAAAGGCAGAGTTTGCCAAAGCAGATGCGGTTTTTAAACAGAGTCAAGATTTTCCCCATGGAAATATTGTTCCTTTCTACTCAAATACAATCGGAATGAACAGTTATGAAAATATGATAAAAAATGAAGCATTCGATAAGAATCTTATTTATTCAGTCATTAATAGTTTTGATGATGAAACAAAAGAAATCATTAAAACAATGACGGGCTCGCGCAATCGAATGAAAACCGATTGGGAATCGTTGTATGGCTCACCAGAAGTTTGCATTGAAGACTTAGGGCAAACATTGCTACCAAATCGCGGTCATGAGGCAAATATGACACATAATAACATGGTTCCGTTCTTTGGTGGGCGAATTAAACAAAATATAACATCAGATAGATTGTCCGCGGATAAATTAGAAAGGTTTACCGGCCAGTTCAAATTAAACCAAGAACAAAAAACAGAAGTCGGGCCGTTTTTTGAACCAGTGCGCGAATTGACTAATATTAATGGATCGCACGAACAGCGCGATATGTCAAGATATATTCCAAGCAACATCGGAAAATGTAATAATGAAGTGCCATTCGAACAAATAACTGTTGGTCGCGGGTTGAATAAGGGGTATACCTCGCAAGGTTCAGGAGGCTTTCACGAAATGTTGCGAATTTTGCCTCCTACTAAGGCGGAATTGCAAATAAATGCCGTAGTTGAACAAGAAGGGCGTATAAACTCAGGCAAAGATATTAGCAAACGTGCAAACATTGGCGCAACTCATAAAAATAGGCAAACAATTCTTGTAGAAAACAAGAACGGTGAGCGGAATTTTACTTCAGTTGGCGCCGTTGTTGCGGATGAGGCGCGACCAGAGATTTTGTTGCGCGATACTAGTAGAAAAGTATCTGAGAGTTATACCGGCGTTGCAAAAAATTCTGCACAGGGGACAATAATTGCAAGTAAAATGAAGCCTACTAATAAACGGAATTATACCGGAACACCCTATCGCAACGTAATCGCCGCCGATAAAAAAACCGCAAGTTATGACTATGGAAAATCAGGAATTGAAAACAGGACGACTGAGCGAGTGTTATCTGGTTGTAAAACGCAAACGGCGCCCGCAAAATCTATTGTAAACTCAATTGTTTCTTTTTTTACAGATGCCGCCAAACAGACCAAAAAACAGGCCTTTGTTCCTAATCAAGCAATGAGCATTAATGCAACAACAAACGTATCTGCCCGCATTGCCGCACCATTAGACCAAGCCCGAACAACTATTCGCGAAACTACCGAAGATATGCAACATCAAGGAACCGCTGTTGCAAACAAGAAAAATATTGCCATGCCAAGTGATACCGCAAGAACAACTATTCGCGAAACTACCGAAGATATGCAACATCAAGGAACCGCCGTTGCAAACAAAAAAAATATTGCGGGCCCTCAGGATCAAGCCAAAACAACTATTCGCGAAACTACAGAAAATTTAGATTATCTTGGCCAAGCAATTCCAACGATCGGAAAGAATACCGCTGGAGTTGTAGATGCAATAAAAACAACTACAAAGCAAACCACAATGGCGCGCGATTATGTAGGAGGTATGTCATTAAAGAAAAAACAAATAAGTTATGATCCTAAAGATGTAGCGCGAACTACAATGAAAGAAACAACGCTTATTACTGGACACGTCGCTAATGTAGAACAGATTAATAAAAAACAGATTACGTATGACCCCGAAGATACCGCAAGGACAACAATTAAAGAAACGACTCTTATTACCGGATTTATTCCCACAGTAAATATGCCACATAAAAAACAAATAACTTATGACCCCGAAGACATTGCCCGTGGCACAATTAAGCAATCCGTCATAACCGAAAATTATATGCGTAATGTAAACTCAACCGTGCATCAGGCAGGAAAAGGCTATGCAACAACAACATGGGAAGCAAAGGCGACTAATAAACAAGAATTGTCTGATAATAGTTATACCGGCATCGCCGCGCGGGACACTAATCTAACCTCCCGCGAAAACTTATGTAATGCACAGTTAAATTATAATAAAGAACTAATCGCAGAAGGGCGCGAATTTATGAAATTGGGCGAAACTTTGTTTAATTCTACATGCAACCAAGAAGTAAATAAAATCGATTCTGATAGGGTAAATAAGTATTCTGCAATGAAAACAAGCACTATAGGAAATTATTTTACTCCGAGTATCGCGATTACAAGCGTCAAAAATAATTTACCTGAATGCGAAACACGGTTAGATTCTCATACTTTAGATTCATTAAAAACAAATCCTTTAAACATAGATATATCTTTGCGATAATAATATTATATTATATTATAATGAAACTACAAGAAGCGGTCAAATATATATTTGACCTTATAATGTATACCAATTATGATTATACACGCATCGGATATTCGGGTAAAATCGATTTTAAGGAAATAATGAAGACAGATAATGCATTTAGGTATGCATACTTAAACTTGCCGGCTAATGAGCGCCAAGGGTTTATAACCGAAATTATACATTTATACGCAAACCAATATTTTTGCAGTTATATCGAATATTTTACCAAAAATAATTCGGAAATATATAACCCGCGATCAATTCGTCGTCCGGCTGAGTTATTGCCTATCAAATCATTGCGTGAAATTCCTTTGTTAACAGTTTCAGGATGCAATGACACGGTTGCTTGTAATAATTTCCTAAGTGAAAGTATAACCAAATATTCGCCGACAAGTTTTGACGAAATGGCTAATTTAAACATGTATTACTGGAGCATTACGATTAAGGACAATAATTATGCCCCTTTTGTTATATTTATCTTTGATAAGTTATCAACTAATGAAATACTTGCTAACGTTTTAACAAATTATTCCAAAGACGGGCTTGATCCGGAAAACAGTTATGATAATATTAGGTATAACCGAGGCGATAAAATTTATATAAAAATTAAGGATGCTAATGAAGTATTATCCGATGAATGGGCTGATTTTGTTATAACTAACAACAATAAAGATAAGAATGTTGTTGTAATAAAACAAATTATCGAATATAACCAAAACAAAAATCAAAAAGGGTATAATGTTATACTTTCTGATAATTATACCATAAACCCTACTCTAAAATTAGATATTAAAGTCAATAAATTAAAGGCCGTTTTTTACATGAATGTTATACTCCGCGAGTTGATTAAGTTTATTAAATCAAGTGGAAATATTAATAATTTATACAACATATTATCTGATGATAACGTTATGTTTAAATTTTCGCCAAAAGATGAGCAGTTTCTTACAGAAATAAGATTTATAAATTGGTATGCTACAAAAAACTTAAAAAGTTTTGGTGCTTATATTAAAGATATTATAGTCAAAAGAAATGTCATAAGAATAAATGACATAAGCAAAGATTATGAAAAAATATTAAAAGATAACGACTTTTATTTTTGGTTGCAAATATTTTTCGGAGAATCAAACCATTATTTGATGCCGGCGCAAGCATATGATAAAAATTATGAAAGAATATTGCTTAGAGATGCCAACAAAATGTTTGAAAAAACGCCGGAACTTAATTATACTGATTATATGAATTATTGTAATAAACATTTACCTAAAGTATTACCAGAAGGGTATTTAGACCCTCGCGCAATACTTAGAAAAAATAGCGACGGAAATAACATAATGACAGTAGAAGATTATAATAAGTTTAAATCAAAGATAAAAATCACATTAAAGGAACTATTAAGTATGCAAATAATAACATCATCGACACATCCATCTCCAACAATTTTTGGGTATACCTATAAAACCATTGCAGAAGCAAATTCATTATCACGTAATAATATCGCAATTTTTGGCAATAATGCAAATATTGCATGGATTTTATGCATTATGCGATTAGCACATATCGAAAAAATTAATAAAACCGCCAATTCATTTGCATTAGGATTTTTTCTTTTAAAAGTATGCATATATTGTAAATACGACGATGATTGGAAAAAGTATTCCGAAACATTTATGCTTGTTATAAAAAAATTAATACATCCGGATTATACAAAGCAAATAACAGTTGATGAATGCTTTCATATATTATCTAATATGCGCTCATGATATTTATATATTATTATTAATATATGAACAACGCGCAAATTTATTTGCGCAAGAATATTGTAGGTAGTGGAACATCAGGTAAAATTTATATGATAGATTATCAAAATTTTATGCCTGATGATAAGAAATACATTGTTAAAATAATACCTAATGAAGATATGTTATACGAAGAAATGGCGATTTATACCGAAATAATGACGTCTAAAGGCATTTATACCGCGTGCATACCAAATATTAAAATTGTGCCTTTTTCATTAATAAAGAATTATAAAAAAACTTATCCGCCACATAATCACCCTAAAAAGGTTTTGTTAATGGAATACCTACAAAATGATTTAAATGACGGAATATGCAAAAACACTGTTTATAACTTAACAGATATTGCTTTTTGTAATAGTAGCATTATATTTTCTGAGATTTATCCTGAAATTATGAAATTAGTGCAAACCGTGGCATCATTAAATATGCATAATTTCTTTCATAATGATATTAAACTTGAAAATGTTATGATTGCGAATAACTTGTTATACCTAGTTGATTTTGGCCTATCTTTTAAGATGGCCAAAAATGGCATTATCGAACACTCATTTGGCACATTTCCTGGCGAACTTGTATATAACTTTTCTATATTTTCATTACGTTCGGAAAAATATAATTATGATACTAAATATTGTGTTTTTTTACGCAAATATTTACAACAGTTATCGAAGGTGCACTTTGATCAGTGCTACATTGCCGCATATGGTCAAGACGAGTATAACGACTACATTAAAGCACTTGAAACATTGCAATTTATCTCATCGGATAAACCCGCATCAGAACACTTAAACAAAAAATATGCAAAGAATATTGATTCATTTGGCCTTGGAGTTGTCATGTTATTTATTTATTCATTGTCTCAACATACGATTGATCATAAATATTTAGACGTTGTGCGGTTGTTATTGTGTCAAGATGTAAACAAACAAATTAGCCCAATCAAAGCATATCATATGTTAAAATAATGAATCATTTTATATTAATAATGTTAAAATGATTAAGCAACTTCTCGCTTACTTTATTTATTGTAGGAATGGACACTTTACATGCGCGTTCAATTGCCATTTTTGATATAATATCTTTACCCGAAATAATAATTACATAGTAAATGCACCCTGCAACAACTGCAACAGGAGTATTATTATCTAATATTTTAAGATCGTTGGCCAAATTAGCAACACGTATAACTTCCGTCCTATCACCTTCATGCAAGCCTAAAATATCGGAATATTTTACGATATAATCTAAATAGCAACTTGATTTTATTTCATAACTGCATTTTTGTGTTTTGTTCATTAGTCCCCTAAAAATTTTAATGCCGTTCGAGACGTATAACGAATTAATGTCGAAAATTGTCGCGATTTCTTTATACGTCTTTGGACGCCCATCATCTTGAAATGCTTGATAAATAGCGGCGGCTTGCAACCCTTCATTATTATATCCGCGTTTTGTTTTACATATTTCTGTATCCAATAACTCTTTTATTAAATCATAATAAATAGATTGTCCATATTCTATGATTGCGTCAGAAACTGAATGCTTTTTACATTTGCGATACATATTATTAAATCTATCTTTTAATGCGCGTTCTGCATATGGTTCGGCATTCCATAAAAATGCAAGACCTAATACCTTATTAATTTGTTTATTGGGTGCGCCGTGTATAACAACACTATGCGAAGAAACAGGCATCATGTTATTGACGGGCATGCCACATCGGGATTTGTCATCGCCTTTTTCAGAATCGTTTCGCCATTCGGGAGTGCAATCAATCGAATTGCCGAAAATCGTGCCGCAAGAGTCGCAAGTATCAACGCCTTTTACTGAAATAATATTTCCATGGCACTCAGAACATTTATGCAACTCTTGTGGGTATAAGTGTTCGACGACAATATCAAATTTCTTAAATATATCTTCGAATACTACTGTTTCAGTCATGTATTTTTATATTATTAATTTATTTTCAATTAAAGTATACCGTGCGGATATTTATATTTATATTTATATTTTGTCCATTTTTTTAATTACTTTTAATATTCGCTTTGGATTAATAGGCGCTTTCGGGCATGCTTGTGCAACCGGACATGATGGTGCAATTGGTTCTAATTGTGCTTTTGATTCTAATTGTGCTTTTGGTTCTAATTGTGCTTTCGGGCATGCTTGTGCAATTGGGCATGATGGCGCAATTGGCTCTAATTGTGCTTTTGGTTCTAATTGTGCTTTTGGGCATGATGGTGCAATCGAACATTCTCGCGCAATCGAACATGATGGCGCTTTTGGGCATGACGGTGCGACGACAATCTTATCAGTCAAACTATGCAATGCTTTCTTAGGCTCTACTATTTTATTTTTATGTATTTCAATAAGTTTTAAAAGGGAGGCACGATCTTCTTTGGATATTATCTTCGCCCAAAACTCTTTAAAATAGGATACATGTTGAATCGAAACCAATGCATCTATTTCATGAAAATTATATTTTGTTAGTATAGCAACAACACAATCATATTTATTTTTGCATATTAGGTATAATATTAATTCCGCAAATAGTTGCACATCAACTATTTGTGTTATATTGTTAATAGTTTCCATTACTTCTACTATTTTTTTTTTATTATTTTGTATGCATTTAAGAGTGTTATTAAATCTAAAAACAGTTATATCATTTTTAGCCAAAATTAGCATAGGTATGTATACCATAAAAATGCCATGATATTTCATATTATGCCATGTTTGCGTTGTAAATATCTGTTTTTCTATTAAATCTGCATTTAAAATGCATTTTAATATAGGCAATGCGGTTGCATTATTAGAGTATCCGCAACATTTAGTCCGATTATTATAATAAATGTTCATTATCTTTGAATAATTAACACTCGGATTAGAAACAATAATGCCATTATCATCTAATGACTCGGTTATAGGGGTATAATATATTTTGTATAACTTCTTTATATAGGCTAATGTTATAATATCATCAGTCGAATATTTCAAGTATTCCATAAAATTTATTATTCTCCTATAATCATTATTTCCTATTTTATATAACTCTTCAAATATATCTGATAATGATTCTATTCCTATCTTAAAAAATTCGGCAATCCAGATTTTTTTTATAAGACTTAAAAAATCCTCTTTTGAAGGCTCACTAAAAAATACTTCGACGCAATTTTGTTGCAACGTTTGCATAACAGTCGGTTTCATATTGTCAAGATTTGATATTAAAATAAATGGCGTTATTACCATTTTTGATGTAGCCGGCTCTATTGATTTGTTTCGTTTTGTCTTTTTGTTTTTTATGAACATAATTAATTCATCAAGGGCTTTTTTATCACTAACAAGCATACCATCAATTTCATCCATTATAACTCCGCGTTTTTTCTTTGGTATGCAACGTAAATTAACTATATCACTTATTGCTTTATTAATTAATGACTGTGTTCTTACATCACTTGCGTTATATGTTATAATATCGTAATCGGCGAATATTATTCTTGCGAGGGTAGTTTTACCAACTCCGGGTGGTCCTATTAGTAATAATGCTTTATTGGTTATACTATAACTATCAAGCCATTCGTTTATTATATCTATTTTATCGTTTAAGTATAACTCAGATATAATTGACGGTCTATATTTTTCTGTCCATATCATTATAATATTATATTATAATATAATATAATAAAATCAATTATTATAATGAAGGCTAATATTCAACAAGGCGGTAATGTTATAAAGTTAGATCTATTAAAAGACTTAATGAAACAGCATAAATCTATTGGTGGAACGAATTCTTTGATAAAGAAAGTTCAAACTGAAAAAATGACTTCTAAAACTATTAAAAACTTCCTAAAAGGAAAATCAAATAATAAAATAAAATAATATTATATATTATAATAATGAAAACTGTTTCATTTGAAGATAAGTTAAATAGTTTTATAAATTCTTTAAGTTTCAAAGGAACGCCGAAGACGAAGCCATCAACGAAGCCATCAACGAAGCCATCATCGTCAAGTCCGTCATCATCATCAAGACATAGTATCAACGTAAAGCATTTAATAGTAAATGCACTTATTATCACAGTAATAACTTTTTGTATAACTTCAATATTTACTGCCCCTAAACTAACAAAGGATTATATATTAGTATCAATAATCGCATTATTATCCGGTCTTATTTATACCGCCATAGAAATCATATTTGTTAAATATATTAGTGATGGTATGCAATCCGGTGGCGATAACGCCTATGCTTATTATTCGAGTTCAAACGATATTTCGCCATATAAAAAAAATAAAAAAGGTGGATCTTTTCCGTATAGATACTTTGATGGCCAATATGCCCCGAGCCCGAGTTTTTAGTATATTATAAAAGCCTCGTAGGAACACCGGCTTTAATATAACTTTTAAAGCATGGTTCTCTAAAAATATAATGAAAAAAGACATAATAAATTAGATAAAATGGTGCAAAGATTATTGCGATTATAAAATATATTATCCTTATAACTATATTCTCTTTTCTATTACATGAAAATGACAAAAACCCAGCAATTATCATTAGTGCAACGTTTATCGCGAGATTCATATAATAAATAGCAATTATTTCATAATAATTTTGACTAACTCTTCTTTTTTTAATTTTTTGTTATTTAGACCGAGTATGCTTTGGCCTTTTAAGATTACTATATCCTGAAGTTCATTTAATTTTAACCGTAATAATTGTTTTTGCGAGGGCACATGGGCGGGTGTTGGTATAAGTTTTAGTTTTATTTGTGGGATTACATGAATTGCACGATCATCGTGATTTGTATGATCATCATGTTTTTCATCATGATGATCGACGCATATGCAATGTTTTTTAATAATGTCTATCTCTTCCAGTGTCAAGCATAACTCAAAATAAATAGAGTCAGGCGACTGATAACAACATAATATTTTATCCGCATCTACATCCGCATGCGCAAATCGTTTAATATTGATATCCGATATAACAAAAATGGTTATATCATAGTTTTTAGAAGCGGTTATTAATGCATGTTCTGGTATTTCGTTTTTAAAATTAAACTCTACATTCTTTGCTAAGATTTTATCTAATAAATACTTAAAAGAATATTTTACTGAATACATGGGTTTATCGGGTATTTGTAATTTTGCAATAATATTAGTATTGATTATTTTTATAGTCAGTTTAAACAATACCTCTTTGTCGTCATCATCGATTTTTTTAAAGCAAATGCGCGAATAAACGTATTGCGGATATGTAGCAAATATTTTTGACATTCCATCCATTTTTAAATAATACTTATTATTTAATAATCAATTACATTATAAACGTAATTGATTATTAAATAATAATATTAATAATTATATTATAGAATAAACATAAATGTTCGGAAACTATATCAAAGCCATCGGTGAAAAATATAATGAACACGGAAGCGCAAACGAAATAGAGTTTCGTTTGGGAGAAATGAAACAACATGGTTTTGAATCTGGTTGCCCAATTGGAAAATTTAGAGAAATATCAGAAGAATACCAAAAGGGCTATTCCATAAAACCAGAATTTAAATATTTGTTAAACATTGACTCAGAAAGTATGCGCGTGCGATTACATTCGACAACATTATCAGGCCTTACTGAATACATAAATTCGGGGGTTATTACAAATAGTATGACTTACGATATTATAAAAAAACATAAAATAGAAACTGATGATAGTAATGTTGATTATAATTTTAGATTAAACGTTGCACATGAAGAAAAATTGCCTAATGAATTAGCACAGCGACGCGACGACTCGTATAAAACGTTTAGATTAGTTCAAAGATGGAGTTATTCGTTGTTGCCTGGCATTGTTGTTGATATGTCATGTATAAAACAATGCAAAGGGCGAACATTTAAAGAAGGCATGCGCGAAATGAGCACAGAAAAATATGAAGTTGAAATTGATATCGAAAATCCCACGGCGTTATATATTCATTCTGCGCTAATTGACCTACATTTAACGCGCCTTGTGCAAATATTGCAAGGTAATATTGCAATAGAAAAACAGGCGGTTTTAAATAGTGTTTTTACTGAATACTCGCGCATATATGACCCTCGATTATTTGCCCAAAATGTGCCACTTACTAACGCAATTCTTAAAAAAATAAATAAAGAAGATTTAGTTGTAGTCGACAAAGCAGACGGCGAGCGATATTTGTTATACATTAACGCAACCGGCGCGATGTATCTCATTTCTGGAAAACAAATGACTATATGGACTGGCATAACAAGCCCGCATTTAGCCAATTCCCTTTTTGATGGCGAATTGATGTATACCAAAGACAGAACTAAATCTGAATACCATATATTCGATATATTATATTATGTCGGGCGCGATGTGCGTGAGTTGCCTTTTTATTCAGAAGACGAGTTATCTATTTATGCCGAACATGAAAGCATTGAAGATAAAGAGCCCGATAGCCATAAAATAAAATTAACAAATACGATTTCATTAAAAAAATATGTTTGGTTATCTAAACCCGCAAAACCCGCAAAAACCATAAATAAAATAAGTCTCAAAACCGGTGCTGTGCCAATAAATGAGTTTTCTGGCTTAAACAAACGATCAATAAAGTATAACGAAAGGAAAGAGATAGGTATAATAACCCCAACAACGCGATATTCTATTATAATTTCCGCGATTAGTCTTGACATAGAGAAAACTGATAATTTCTTAATACGGCCAAAATATTTTTATCCATTGCGAATGCTTGTATTTTTAAATAAGTATGACATAATAGAGATAAACGAAGAAACCCAAAAGTTAACCAAAGAGGCATTCTATGAATTAGATGGTCTTATTATTCAAAATAAAAATGGAAAGTATCCTATTCAGACAAGGCCGGGTATAAATCCGCAATGGAATGATAGTTATAAATGGAAATTTCCTAATAGCGTAACTATTGATTTTGAAATGATATTTAAGAATAAAATCGCGATCGGCGATGAAATGACATGTATCCTTCGTGGTGGCGCATCTGATTTGCAACAGAATTTTAAGATTATAACAGGAAAAATTAGAACAATAGATGGCGCTGTCATTTGCAACGGAAACATTGTCGAATTCGGGCGAGATTCTGCTGGTTTGTGGATTCCTTATCGCATCCGCGATGATAAGACAAAGCCGAATAGTGTTCATACTATTATGACTACATTGGAACTATTAGATGACCCTGTTTCAGTAGTTGATTTGATTTGATTTGATTTGATTTGTGTTGATTTGTGTTGATTTGATTTGATTTGTTTTGGGTATAATAATTGCTCTTTGATGAAGATATTTTAATTTTTGATATTTATAAAATTGATTTATAAATAAATATAGTATAACCCTAATAATAAATAAACTATGTTGCAAAAACATTTCATTAAAAATAAAAAGTATAATAAGCGCCTATGTAATGAACCAGATTGTAGTTCAGGAGCCAGAGGCAAAACAGATAAATGCATTCTTCATGGTGGAGGTAAAAGATGTAATGAACCAGATTGTGGTGCAAGTGCTCAAGGCAAAACCGATAAATGCAAAAAGCATGGAGGAGGTAAAAGATGTAATGAACCAGATTGTGGTGCAAGTGCTCAAGGCAAAACCGATAAATGCGTTCTTCATGGTGGAGGTAAAAGATGTATTGAACCAGATTGTGGTGCAAGCGCTCGAGGCAAAACCAACAAATGCGTTCTTCATGGTGGAGGTAAAAGATGTAATGAACCAGATTGTAGTGCAAGTGCTATAGGCAAAACAGATAAATGCAAAAAGCATGGAGGAGGTAAAAGATGTAATGAACCAGATTGTGGTGCAAGCGCTCAAGGCAAAACCGATAGATGCGCAAAGCATGGTGGAGGTAAAAGATGTCCCAATTGTATAGATTGGCCAGATAGTCGTATCGGAAAATCTAAATATGACGGATATTGTGCGACTTGTTTTAAAGTAATTTTTCCAGATGACGAACGAAGTAAAGTAGTATTTATACATACCAAAGAAATAATGGTAAGAAATATAATAAACAAAAATTTTGATGGATTTATACACGACACGCCGCTTTATACCGGCAATTGTGATTGCACGCATAGAAGACGTATCGATCATCGTAAACTAATTGGTAATACTATACTAGCAATTGAGACTGACGAATTTGGCCATCGCGATTATAATAAAATTGATGAGGAAATTCGTTATGATGATTTATATATGATACATAGCGGAAAATGGATATTTATTCGTTTTAATCCAGATTCCAATGTAAGTAAAGTAGATATTGACCGTAAATTGGCGAAATTAATAAAAACAATGAAAAAATGTATTGAACGAATTAATATAGATTTGGTAGAAATAATAAAATTATATTATTAATATAATATTGGTTAAAACATAAATAAATATCTTTGCTATTTATTTATTAGATAATCTTGTTTTGATATTGCATTATTATTAATATTAAGTTTTTCTAAAAAATATAACAATGCTGATGCAAAGCAGTTAATGTTTAATAGATATAGTATACTTATTATTTATATAAACCGCGAATGATTTAGACCTAATGTAATTGTTCTTTGATGAATAATTATAATGTTTGAATAAATATTATATTTAGATTAATATTATATTTAGATTAACATTATGCAGAAATCATATTTTATATATCTGATCGTGCTTACAGTTTTTTACGCGTTATTTATTATTAATGCAAAGGCGACATTGACTAATACAGAAAAAGGCTTTACTGTTGCGGCACTTATACTAACCGCAATTGCATTGTCTATTTGTTTGATTATAATTATTCATTAAGTAATAATCTTTGTATCGATATACATCGATTTCAATTCATCAAGCAATAGTTTAGATGCAAACGGCAGGATAAGACTATCAATTTCTTCTGATTCATAAATATTTGAGTCTCCTTGTTTATAAATACCAAGTGCGGGGTTAGCGGAAATAATATCGCCTGTGTCCTCACTATGATAAACTTTAAATATATCAGATGATTCCATCATTTTCTCTTTGAGAAATAACGCTGATCCGTGCGCAATGAAACAGTCGCGTTCCATTTCTCCAATACGCGAACCACCACCGCGTGCGCGACCTTCTGCTGGTTGCCTTGTTAGCAATTGCACCGGGCCCAAATCACGGCTGTTTCCTGTCCAACATGAATGCCCGTTGTGTCTAACGTAGAACACTTCGCCCGGAACTTGTAAGCAAAATAAATGCCCGATGTGCCTTTCTTGAGAAACGACATTGGCATAATTATTATGTTCATATTTTTCATTATGCAAATCGCATAATTCCTTTGATTTGACTAACGGCATGCCAATATTAAAATGGCGTGCTTCGATAAGAGCATAATCTTCATTGTCCCTAATAAATAATCGATGCTCCTGGCTGATTTTTAAAGAGATTCCCGGGCCCGTTATTACATAAACATAATCATTATGTTCAAATTTAAGAAGGCTCTTCGGATTTGCATATATTACTTGCCCCAATGGCCCCCTTGTTGCGATTTTATCATCAAGTGTTAACTCATTGAAATGTTTCCATCCATCAATTGTGCAAACTTCATGATCCATTGTTAAACAATGCATTTTGTCATCAACCATGTGTTTCAGTTTTTGGTAATAAGTAGGATTAATAAAAATTGCAACATTTAACATTTCACCTGTCTGACCGTTATACATAATCTCGTCGCCGTTATGATCGTAGCCATAACTTGCCATTTCTTCTTTTGCAGATTGCAAATCACATTTGGTAAAAGGCGTCGCATCGCGATTTTTGCCTGAGATAGCGGCGA